GTTCTCACAGTTGCTTTGCTATGGGCAGTTGACATGCAGCAACCGTGCACGACAGGGCTTCATGCACTCAGTCACCTGATCCTGATGGGACGAGGATTCGCTTACGCTTACAAGGTTGGCTCACGCCCATACGGGCAGCCCGCTGGCGACCATTATCGGGATTCGACACCACGGCCTCAAACCGTGGGAGCCTCCCGCAACGTCCAGCAAGTCAACCCGATAAACAGCGAACCCATTGTTCCAGAAACGGTCAAATGCAGCGCGCTGACCCGCAGCGGGGATCCCTGCAAAGGGAAGCCCCCTGCGGGCAGCGACCTGTGCGTCTTCCATAGGGAGTAGCCGTGGACATTTCGACCATGCGGTCGTATGTCCGCTCCGTGGTGGACATCGACGACACGGATATTACCGACGACACCCTCAACCGTTTCCTGGGCGAGGGCTACGATGTCATCGTCTATTCGGAGAAACGGTGGCCGTTCTTCGAGGTGTCGACCACGTTCGACACCGTGGCCTCTCAGAAGGACTACACGCTGGCTGTTGTCGGAGCAGCCGTAACAGGTGGCCTGCGAGAACTCGCAGCCTTACGCACCGACGATCACGTCGCAACCTATGTGGGCCGCGACGAAGGCGACGTGGTGTACCCGTTGAATGTGACCGGTCAGGGATCTCCCTGGTGGTGGTCATACTGGGGGGAGACAGTCCGCCTGTATCCCACACCAACTGGTGTCGAGACAATCTACGCACGCGGGTACAAGAACCCGACCACCTTCGGGGCTGGTGTATCCGATTCGACCGAACCGTCGGATCTACCCGATCCGTTCCATATCGTGGTGGCAACATACGGGATCGCCCGTGCTTACGAGCAGCAGGAAGACCCGGCGATGGGGGCACAGTATTTTCAGATATTCAACCAGGAGCTCGACAATCTGAAAGCCCGCTATGACGACATGCCGGCACCTCAGCCGGTGCTGTTGAATAGCCGGAGTGCGTCACGGTGGCGCTCCCAGGTGCTTCTCCCGAACCGCTTGCGCTACTCCTGGGAGTGACCGGTGCCTAGCCAGTTCAAGTTGGAAACCCTGGAGTCGTTCACCGGTGGTCTGAACTTTCGCACCGACCAGTTCAACCTGGAAAACAACGAATCACCGGATCTGCTCAACGTCCTCGTCGATCCCCGTGGCGGGATCCGTATGCGGGACGGTATCGACCGGCGTAACACGACGGCTCTGAGCGCCGACGTGAAGGGCATTTGGGCGCTCTACACGGATAGTGGCACCAATCATCTGATGGTCAACTACGGCACCAAGGTCGCCTATTCCGTCACCTCGAACTTCACTGATCTGACCGGGATCACGTCCCGTACGGATGGTTCCAGGGTTTATGGTATGACCATGAATAATGTGGCATACGGTGTGTCCTACGACAAGGTGTCGTTCAAGTGGGATGGTTCATCGGCTGCTGACCTGGGGGTGACCCTGGATGGGTCGGCTGGCAACTTCCCGCAGGCCCAGTATGTGGCGTTCTGGAATAACTTTGCGTGGGCTGCATACACCTATGAATCGGGTGCCGGCTACAAGTATCGGGTTCGCTGGTCGAACGCCAACGACCCGGAAAAGTGGTCATCAACGGACTTTGTCGACATCGACAAGGGTGAACACGGTGACTACATCACCGGGTTGTGCCCGATGGGTGACCGTCTGCTGATTTTCAAGTCGAACAGCGTGTACGCCATTTTCGGGTTTGATTCGGACTCGTTCCAGGTCGTCACTATTACGGACAGTGTCGGCTCTGTGCCACTGTCACAGCCGGTATCAACCCCGTACGGGGTGTTCTTCTGGTATGCCGACCAGGGCGTCTTCTCCTACAACAAAGAGAACTTCTCCTGGGTGTTTGACAAGATCGCACCAGCCATCGACGATGGACGCATCACCTTTGTGACGAATCCGCAACTGGCATGGGGCAACCAGAAGATGTATGTCAGTGTCGATTGGACCGAGGAGAGTGTGACGACTCGACGGACATTCATCTACGATCCGACGCTGGGACCGACTGGTGCTTGGGTGGTGACGGACATTGACGCCGGCCCACTGTATGCTTACCGGCCTCCGAACTCGTCACCGACGGTCTACGCTGGTTGTGTGGCGAACACGGGGATTGTCGTAGATGTCGAGGACGGTCAGAATCGCACCAGCGACCGGTATGTGGGCGCCACAGAAGCCCACATAGCGTCACATTTCTTTACCAGGTGGATGACGGGCAAGAACCCGATTGTGAAGAAACGATGGGGTCGTCCACGGATGGTCACATCCGCAGAAGCAACGATTGTCCTACCCATCCTGGTTTACAAGGACTACGACAAGTCAGCACAGTCAAGATCGTTCAATGTGGACGTTGCAGGAAAAACCTCTACGTCGGTATGGGATACCGCCAAGTGGGATGACGCTGACGATGAGTCAGCGTATGTGGCGAAGTGGGATGCTATTGCCCGTTCGTTGACTTCTGATGTGGTGAATCTGCCGACTCTTGGAACGGCTAAGAGTGTCAGCATGAAGGTTAGTGGGCCAACGTCGGATAATCATTGGGAAGTCAATGCGTTGGCTTTCACCTACACGCCAAGGAGACTTCGGTAAATGGCAACGCTTGCTGTAACAAACACATTCTCTGCCGGGACAACGATTGTCGCGGCGGACATGAACGAGAACTTCGACGATATCGAAGCGTTCATCAACACAACACCAGGCGTGGTGCAGGAAGACATCATCGACGCTGTGGGTGACATCATTCACGGTGACGCCGCAAACTCCGTTGCGAAACTAGCAGTCGGTACGAACGACCATTGTCTCGTAGCAGACAGTGCTGTTAGTAGCGTTGGTTTGAAGTGGGCTGTGCCTACCGACACCACCAAGATGCCTCTCGCTGGAGGCACGTTTACTGGGGCAGTTGCCGCTGGATCTGATGGTTCCGGGGTGGATGTCACGTTCTATTCGGCCACAGCGGGCGACACGATGCTGTGGGACGCTTCTGATGAGAAACTGGTCATCACCGGTACTGACGGAGCGAATGCCCTAGAGGTCGCTGACGGCAATGTCGAGATCACCGACAAACTGACTGTCACCGGTCAGATCGTTACTCACCTATTGGTGTCGACCGAATCCGGTACGACCCATGCTCCTGCCCTGGGGGACGAGAATGCGTACATCCTGACGACGCATGGCACCGGGATTACGGTCACGTTGCCGCAGAACTCCGCCCAGGCTTTTGCCATCGGTACGACCATCTACTACGAGCGCAACGGAGCGGGAACGCTCACGTTCGCGGCCGGGACCGGGGCGACGGTCACGTCGAAGGATTCGACTCTGACCTGCGGTGATAGGTATACGGCTGTGTGCGCGTTGAAGATTGGTACTGACGCATGGAGTCTGATCGGGAACATCGGTTAGTTAGATGTCCATGTTTCTTTCCGTGGTCGCCGGTCAGGGTGCTGTAGGTGATGCATGGGTGGCGCTAAACACCAGCCTGCTCACATCAGATACCACAACCGTGACAATGACATCGGCAGGAGCGACGGAACCGTGGTCGGAGTTCCAAGACCTGATGCTGATTTCCTACGGGCGAGACAAACATGCGGGGACTATCGGCCATCTGATCTGCAAGTTGAACACGGGCAGTTCCTATCGCACCGCCGACTTCTCTGGGGATGGTGCGTCGGCCACGTCGAACAGGTACACCGATGATGGGATTCGGTGTGCCATTGTTCCCCGCGACACAGCCGACGCTGGCGAATACGGTACAGGGATCACCATTCTCAGCGACATCAACGACACGGCAAAATACACGACGGGCCTGACATTCGCTGGTTGCGATCAGGACGGAGCGGGGATAATCGGCCAACTCACATCGGTTTGGGAGTCCACGGCAGCGGTCACCTCCGTGTCGATTGTCTCCGCAACTGGGGCATCCGATGTCGCTGACGAGTCCCGCTTCGACCTGTTCGGATTGAGGGCTCGCTGATGGCCGTCTGTGAGGTGATCGCCGCTCAGACCCTTACGGGCGACACGGCGACGGTGACGTTCTCAAGTATTCCTGCAACCTACAGACATCTCATGCTCCGCATGTCGGTCAAAAGCACTCAGAACACGGCAGCGGGCTACGACTGGATCGGCTTGACGTACAACGCGAGCAGCGGCGGTACCGCCTATTCGACAAACACGATGTCGGGGTACACCACCTCCACGCCAGCAGGGGATCTTGAGGTGGGGCAGGCCAAGACGAAACTGTGGGCAGCAGCAGATTTGGACGACGCTGCCGAACTGTTTACTCCCATCGCCGTTGACATCTGGGATTATGCGAGCGGAGACAAGAACCAGACCACTATGGGTTGGGGTGGCACCATCGACGCTTCCATTGGCTTCAACGCCTTCGGCGGTGGTGTGTACGACTCCGTGACGGCAATCAGCCAGATCACACTGGACCCTGGTGCTGGGGACTTCGTTTCAGGTTCAGAGTTCACCCTGTATGGATTGAAGGACGCCTGATGGGCGCTCTCACCGTTATTGCCGAAGGCGAGGTTGGCGCTGGGAGTGCGGCGAACGTCACCATCAGCAGCATCCCTGACACCTACGACCACTTGTGGATGGTGACATCCATTCGTGAGGGTGCTAGTTACCATGTCGCTCTGGAATACAGATTCAACGACGACAGCAGCCCGTACTCCAACACCTACCTGTACAGGCAGTCAGCCGCATCGGGGACTACCAGTAGTCGGGATACGTCGTCTGGCACTGGGGATGTCATCTCCCGTTGCGGCGGCGACTCGCTTCTAGCCGACACGTTTTCCAGCAACAGCCTGTGGATCATCAACTATGCAGGGACGGACAACTTCAAGATGTGCCTGATGCAAGCGTCCGTACCCAACAGCAGCAGCACAGACGACCAATACACCTCCATGTTGTCCGTGGGGTTGTACGCGGAAACGCCTGCGATCAACAAGATCAGGATGCAGGGCGCTGGTAGCCCAGAGTTCATGCAATACACGAGTTACGTTCTCTACGGAGTGACTGGAGTTTAGAAATGCCAAGACAGAAGATGGTCGATGGGGTCTACTACGATCTGACGGCTGAGGAGGAGGCTGAGTTCGCTGCGCGGGCCGAAGCCTACGATCTTGACTTCACGCATGTTCGGGCGCAGCGCAACGGCATGTTGTCCAACAGCGATTGGACACAGATAGCCGACTCGCCTGCGGATGCCGACAGTTGGGCGACGTACCGTCAGGAACTTCGGGATATCCCGCAGACGTATAGTCGTGTATCCGAAGTGGTTTGGCCCACGCCGCCTGACTGATGGAACCGCCGTCCGACATCCGCCAAGTCAGAATCCCAACCGTCGCGTTGGGTTTGATTCTGTCCGTGGCGGCAATAGTCGGCACGGTCACATGGTCGTCTGCACGCCTGGTGGCGCGCATCGACCATTTGGAGGCAACAGTGTCGTCCATCGAGCAGACGATGGACATGAACGCCTATGCGCGCTCTGTCGATTTGGAGGATTTGCAGGTCACGGTTCATGCGTTGGGGGTTGCGTTGGATGATTTGGGCGACATGATCGACGACGACTGGTCGGTGGAGGACTGATGCCAACCGTCGTGTACAAGCCGACCCACAGGTTTGTGGGACCAAACGCCACATCTATTGAGTACGAACTTCGCAAGGTTCAACAAAAACTGGATGACCTGGAGGCCCGTGTAGCGGCCTTGGAGTCTCCGTAGGAGAAATATGGGTATCAGCAGATCAGCAGCAGAGTACGGGTCTAGCGTGGGTGACGAGCAGTTGGCTGTGGCTGGTACCGCCGTGGCGTTGGCTTCGGTGCCGGCGACGGCTATCGCAGCGATGGTGACCAACGGTGCGGAGCCGATCAGGGTTCGCTGGGGGACACCGACGGCCAGCGTGGGCCATTACATCAACCCATACAGTGTCCTGGACTTGTATGAGGACGACTTGACGGATGTGAAGTTTATTCGGGTGTCGTCGAGCAGCACCATTGACGTTACCTACTTCGGTTAGGAGCGGTTATGCCTTCACGGATCACGCAGCGCATAGATCAGGTTTCGACCGGGGACATTTCGGCTGTAACCACAGCCTCTCTTTCGGGCTTGGCGGGGGGCGGAACGAGCGGAGCGATTGCTCTCACTGTGGATGCGAGCAATCTGACTGCTTTGGGCGCAACCCTTGTTGCGACCGATTATCTCGTCATGTACGACACTGACGGTTCAGCCACTAAGAAGGTGTTGGTTTCCAACACTTTGGCTGTATGGGGCTAGTTCACGGGACAGAAGGAACCTATTAGTATGCCGAACACACCAGGGAATGCGCCACCGTCAATAAACCGGGTGGATCAGGTTATGGAGTCTACTCGACAGCGTCTTGCGCCCGAGCAGGCGAGGTTTAGGCAAAGTCAGGATCCGCAGATACAGGCGGTGATGGCGTGGCTGGCGACGCCGGAGGCAGACGAGTTTCTGCGTCGGATAGTGGCACAGCAGCAGGGCGCTCCTGGTGGACCGGCTGGCCCTGGTCCTGCTGGTCCCGGTGGTCCCGGTGGGCCTCCTGGTGTCGGCCCTGGTGGTCCTGGTGGTCCTCCGGGTGGTCCTGGTGCTTGGGCACCCGGACCCGGCGGCCGTGGCGGCCCTCCTAGTGGCGGCCACATGCGTCCTCATCAGCCACCGATGGCTCCCCCACTGACAGCACCGGGAATGGGGCCGTCGCCGGCTCCGGGTGTACCGGGCGGCGAACGGGATCTGTCGGATCCTGCTTCTTTCGGCCCTCAGGGCCAGCATCCCCTGGCTGGTATAGGCCGTGCAATCAGCGGTGCGTTCGAGCATTCGGACCCGTACTTCGACGAAGCCACCGGGCGCACTCTTTATCCGGGTGATCCGGGATACCGGCAGCGAGACAGTCGAGGCCAGATCATTGAGGAGTTGGCAGCCGCCCAAATAGGTCCGGGTCCGCGGTTCGGGCCTCGTCGCTGACCTTCTACGGTGGCGATTGACTTCAACATCACGAACCGCCCCAAGGAGTCGGTTGGGCCACTGACACCGGCTGGCGTCCAAGGTCGAGCCGCTGGAAGTATCGCACCGTCGCCGCTGGGGAACGCTCCCAGGTATACGACGGCCGCCAAGAG